TAAAATTGTTGTTTGTGACAGTTCTATCATCTTCGTACGTTTCAGTAGTTACACCCGTTACAACCGTATTTTTTGTTCCGTTTGTGTTTTCTGTAAAATTGTTGTTTGTGACAGTTCTATCATCTTCGTACGTTTCAGTAGTTACACCTGTCACAACTGTATTTTTTGTTCCGTTTACCTCTTTAGAAGTATCACCAGAATAAAATTCTTTATTGCTAATACCAAAGATTTCAATGTTATTCTGTAAACCGTTATCCACAACAGGGATAGCCGCATTTTCCACAATAGCAGAAATTTTGTTATTGTTTCCACTAACAACAATACAGTGGTTACACGTTGCAAGGCTTTTTACATTGAAGAAACCACCATCAGTGCCAATATCCATAACAGAAATACCACCAACAGCTGATAACTGATTAAATACAACATTTTCACACTGAACATCAGCGTTTCCAGTAGTAAGTAAGCACTTTTCAACAGCGTTTCCAAACACAACGTCACTAATCTGGAAATGCCCACCAGTTCCAACATAGTTTACCAGGGTGTAGCCGTCTTTAATAATCAAGTTAGTGAACAGAACATTAGTTGCTACAATTGTAACAACATTTACGTCATTAACCTGAATACCGCTATTACCATCGAGCGTAAGATTAGCAATAGATAAATCAGCAACAGTTCCACCAATAAGAGGTTTAGTCGCTCCACCCTTTAACACAATCTTAGTGCTATACCTGTCAAAACCAAACAGGCTAACGCCGTCTTTCATATTAAGTGGCTGTGTGAGATACGAGCCATAAGGAAAGTAAACCACACCACCATTTTCAGCGGCGTAATCAATACAACCCTGAATAGCGGCGGTATCATCAGCAGAACCATCACCAATAGCTGGTGTAATACCATTCGGTGGATATTTTACGTTCAAAATGTAATCAGCCAGAATGTCTCTCACAACCTCGCCGATTGCACCGCTATTGATATATTCCTTAATCATTTCAGTGATAAAGTCAGGCAGAATGTTGTTGTTCTCAATAATCTTATTAAGCTGATAGCAGAATTTATCAAGCTGTTCGCCATAGCTTAAAGCGTCTGAATAAACCGTAGGCAATACAAGCCAATTAGCGCAACAAGCAGGTTTTACATTATTCCAATTTAAACTCATAGTTTTAACTCCTTTCTTACCACAGTCCAAAGAAAAGTTCTTCTAACTCGTTTATAACCATCATGTCAATATTTATAAACGTTGCACGGTAATCATTTAACCGCTTACTAAAACTTTCCCCACCATTGCTACCTATAATGCGTTCAAGATAATCCTCTGTGTTACTTAATGTGGTATTACTGTAACCGTCCATGTTAGAACTGTACTCACCATCATTAGAACTATCGGTTGAAACGTCTGTATTGGTATCATTGTTTCTGGTATTCTCACTTGTTTGACTTGTGCTATCATGTGAAGCACCAGCAAATGTATTCGTAGCACTGTCTACAGTAGCATTAGTCAGATATTTACCAGCTTGTAAATCTGTAATAGCACCCTGTGGTGTATCGGAATACATATTAGTAGCATTACCACTTGTATTTTGGTTTTGTGTTCCGTCTAATGTTCCGTTTACAGTACCGTTATCCCTGCCGTTTTCAGTAACCATATTACTGCTAGACTGTGAAGTATCTGCGTGGTTTTCCCCATTTCTGCTTTCACCGTTTTCAGTATCTTTAGTTCCTTTTCCCTCTATTTTTCTTTCTCTTGTCAATTCTACATCATATAAAGGGTTAAATTCTATCAGCTCACTTTTGTAAAGCTGATTATAAAACGGCATAATCTCATTAAGCTTAGTGTTAAGCTTTAATTTCCACAACCCTACAGTCTCTAGGCCTATTTCCCTTGTGTAGTAATGACGTAATATTTTAGTTTCAAGAACTGTTCTGTAATTTTCGTCAAATATAGGAAAGTTAAAGTCAAACACTTTAGGCAGACAGGTCTTAATAACCCGTTCTACATCATCGTAACCAACGCTTTCGCTTAATCCGGAAAAGTGTTCACAAATATAACGAACTTCTGTTGTGTATTTACTCATTATCACTTTTCCCCTTTCCGTCTTCTGCATCAGTTTCGTTTACATATTTATACATGTCTTCATCAGTATAGGCTTGAATGTCTGCACGATACTTTACATCGATATTAAGTCCAAACATAGCGTTGATTTTCTTACAAGCTTCTTTTCTCATTTCCAGCCTTGTGTAGCGTGACGCAACAGTTGAACCCATATTTCTGCTTACTTCATCAGTAATCATACGTTCTTTTTTAATCATGCTCACATTGCTTATGCCAAGATATGTCATTGCTTCATTCCATATTTGCGTTTTAGTTTCATAAACTTTATCAGCAACGTATGGTGCGCCAGTCACAATAGCTTGTACCTTTTTCATGTCAATATCTTTTCCACCAAATATGAACGGTTCATTTCCGTCATATTGTGCATAAAGATTTTTCATAGTCAACCTCTGGTTTTCATCACAGGTTATCATAACAGGCGTTTTCTGCGCTTTAAGATTAGTAAACATAGTCCTATCACATTCATAAAGCTTATACGCAAATAATTCAATGTCAGTTAAACAATTTGTATGCAACATATTGTTGAAAATGATAACCGAGTTTGTTTCATCAAGCGGCATATTGTAACCGTTCACGGCGTATGCTGTTCTAATCTTAGGTATTCTGTAAACGTCAAGATTTCCGCCTATCATGGTTTGTAATGCAAGGTACTTATCCATCACATCATCTTTAAAGAAAACAGCCATACCGTCAGAAAACAACGTAAGTTCAAGGTATCTAGGGTCAATGCTGTCTGGTAAACCTGTCCATTCAAACATACTGATAGCTAATTCTGTCAGTCTATTGTAGTAATGCTGGTATGTTCTGTCATTCAGATATACGCTTGTCCATGGGTCACGATTTTTGCGTTTAGTCATTTAATCACCACCTTATACACTGTTGTCTAGTGAATAGGTACCTACTTCACTTCCATGTCTCCAAAAGGTTATACCGTTGTTGTAGCAAGCTTTAATCTTAGCCATATCATCAGCAGGAACGCTACCAACGATATTAACGTCAACCGTTTTCACATAATTCCAGTGACGCCTTGTTGAGATATTTGGTAATTTTACCCTATGGACTGGATAACCATACACATTCCAATACTCATCAATGATTTCCGCAAATTCAGCCCTAATGTGCATGTGCATAAAAGCAAAGTCTTTCAAACCTAAAGCCATCATAGCACTATTGCCTTGTGAGTTTTGTGCCTGCATTGGTAAAGTAGCGTGCTGGATAACGCCAGCAACTACACCAGCAACAGCGACAACACCACCGACAGCGGCAATAGGAACACCACCTATCGCTAAAGCTGTGCCACCTGCGGCTGTTGCAACACCACCAGCGATAGCCGCGCCGCCGCCACCCAAGGAAACAAGCTGTGATACACCTGTTTGTGCCAGCCAAGCCTTAAAAGCGTCCGTATTATAGGAACACTGTGGAAACCCATCAAGAATTATTTTTTCATTGAAGTTAGCCGACACACCTTTATAGTTAGTAGGGCATAGCACAATCTGTGGATTGCATGACATATCACCACTTAAGTTAAAGGTGCAATTTGTTGCGTCTGAGAAATACTCATACGGAAATGGAACGCCTACACCATTTAAGTTCGTAACATAAAGGAAATTATATGGGTAAGTATAAAGTTTTTTGTTCTTAGGTGTGTACCCATCAATCTGCCCTGTCATCTTCTTACTCTTGTTCACCTCATAGTTTTTAACACTTCCACCGATTTCACCTACCATGTTTTTCGGCATCATAAAAATAGAAACGATACCACTAGCCTTGTTATTATTTACAGCGTGATTTATAAACTCGTTTACCTCTGCGTAGTTATCAAAAACGTTGTAATATAAACCAGAGTAAATACCGCTATAAGTTCCACCCGTATTATCGGCTAAATTTTTGTCAAACGTAGCCGCTACCACAATACTTTTAGTACCAAGCTTATTCGTACCATCAAAATCATCTGCGATATATTCGCCAAGTTCTAAATCGTCCGGCACAAGATTGTCGCCAACATTGTCAGAAGCAACATGCTCTCTTTCTACAAAGCTAGGTCTAACAGTGTAATCAAAATACCACGTCTGCATTACGTCTAGTTCAAACGTGATATTTGAAGCTTCATTGTTCACGTATTCAACGTTTGTAATAAACGCATAAAACCATTTATTACCAAATGACGTGTTTTGGAACATGATATAGTTGCAATCATACAGATTGTCAGCTAAAATGCCTACACGCAAAATTCTTTCTTTGCGCTGGTATGTATAATTAGTTACAGTGTATTTAACCAAACCAGCAAAATATGAAGCTTGTTCATTTGAACTATTGAAGTGTATGGTATGTTGATATGTGTTGTCTATTGTTACATTATGCAAAATGCGTATTGTTGAGTTAGGTGCAATATACATATTATCAACCTTTCAAATAGAGTTATTCACATTTTACTGTGAATAACTCGTAATCTTTGTGGATTAAGTTGCTGGTGTTGAAACCATAGCTGTTCCTTTCTTAGAGATATCATAGGTACTTGTTGCGGTTACAGTGATTTTAGTAGAAGCTGGTGCTGTTGAAAGCACAGTAACTTTACCGCTGTTATCTACCACAGCATATTCACTGTCAACTGTCCACGTTACACTCTTAGGTGCAAAGTTTGTAGTTACAACGTTTGCGGATAACTGCACAGACTGTCCAGCCGCTACCGTAGCAGTTCCGGGCGATACTGTAACAGAAGTTACACCGGGCTTTCCGGGAATAAACAGAGCGTTGTTCGCAAACGGTGATACAGAAAATGTTTTCCAAACGTGATACCAATAGTTCCAATAAAGCCCCTCACCGTTGTACTGTTCAGTGAAGTTATAGAAGTTGTCAAAAATCATAAACCAATCTTTGTCAACAAGAACAGCCGGAATAGCGTCAAGTGCTTCTAAATCATCAGAACTAATTTCATTGTAGGTGGTGTCACCAGTAAACAGCTCTGCAAGTCTAGCCGTATCAAGTGAACCAAAGCTGTCAACAAGAACACGTCTACCAGAAAATTCTGCCTTATCCATGTTGAAAGCAGAAGCAAGAACTTCAACATCCATGGTAGCGTCAAACTGTGAATTGATAAGCATATACTGGTCAGTCTTAGCAGTATAGGTCTGCACACCAGCTAAGTTGTAGTTCGGTGAAAGGAATGTGAACTTGTTAGATACACCCTTTACTGCTGAAACAATAGATTTCATGTTATCCGTTTCAACTGTAGCAATCTCAACAGGATACATATGACCATCAAGAATGTGACGAGCCAGCATATACTTCATTGTCTGGAACTCGTCATAGTTCGCCCCAGTGTACATAGCGTCCACAATCTTAGCGATAAGGTCACTAATACCCTGCCAGCTAAGGAACGCCTGTTTAAGCTGGTCGTTGCTAATGGTAGCCTTGTAATATTTCTGGTAGTTCATAATGTGGAAAGCCGCTCTCACATCAGGGATTTCCCTCTTGAACACGTTAGTTTCAGCAACAGCCGGGTCAAACTGAAACGGTTTGGCAATGTTTACAAAGATTTCTTCAACACTTTCACCAAATTCGAGCAAACCTTTCTTAAAGAACGACCACGGATTTTCGTACATTTTGGACGTAATAAGTACACGTCCGATACGGTTTACCAGTGCAGAAAGGAACTCATTCTGCAAAGCAGGATAGTCCATGATGATAGCACCAATCTGTCTGATGCTTTCAGCGTTAGACATTGCTTTCGGAACGTAATCACGGTAGTTCTGTGTAGCGTTGTTTCTGATAGCGTTTAAAATGTCAACGCTTGAATTGGTAAGCGTAACAGTTTTAGGTTTAGTAGCCATTTATTATCCCTCTCTTTCTGTGAATAACTCATCAAAGGTTCTAGGTTCACTATCATCTTTAATCTGTTCTTCCTGTTCTTCTTTTACTTCTTCTCCTATTTTGCCGGAAAACCTGTCCATGTATTTCTTACGCCAACTAGCGTCCATTTCATTATACTTAGCTTTCCAGTCTGTCTTGTCTGCAACTTTTGTTTCGTAGTCTTCAAAGGTGTCTGTCACATCTTCCAATAATGAGATAGCTTCATCAGAAGTATCTTCACCGATACGTTTTCTTATAGCTTCCATGATTTCATCTCTGGTTTTAACAGCCATATCATTTCATCTCCTTCCACTTTGTCGTATCAAACAGTTCCGATAATCTCATGCTCATAGGGTGATTAGGTGACAGCATAACCACGCCATTCTGAACCATTACCGTGAAACCGCTTGTATGCTGGTAAGTTCCATCTTTAAACGGCATATCATAACCTCCTTTTTAAGATCTTTAAACGGCATATCATAACCTCCTTTTTAAGCATAACCATATAGGCATTTTTGAACTCCATTCACCACCGTTTTGCGGGGGATTTTCGGGTGGCACATAGGAATTGTTGTACCAACCATACCAGTATCTAGCGTTCTGTTGTCTAGCTGGCTGATTTCTGTCTGCTGGGCGTTCAAAGTTGTTTAGAAAAGCATAGGCAAGGTACTCAGGATCTTTTGTGCTATCCTTAAATTCATCGAATGTTTCTGGATAGTCAGATGTAGGTATCCATTGGCCAGTTGGTACAGTCTGATTTACTAGCCAATCAAGCTGGCCATATCCATCATCCGTTTCGTAGCCATTAGATACAGCCCAGTTAGTATAATTTGTTGATGGTGTCCATTGGAATAAACCAAAACCTAAATTAGGGTTTACAGTTAAGTTCTGCCAGATGCCTGGGTTGATTGAACTTTCGCCTAAACTGTATGGGCCACCAGCGTTTCCTAAAATACCGCAAATACTTTCAACAGTAAAACCCTCGTTTAGTAGATAGTCAAAAAAGATAGTTGCGTTGTTCTGCATTTCACCAATGCTTAACCATCTGTTTCCTTTTATCCACTCATTTGTTGCACCGTTTTCCCAACGCCATAATTGCAACCAGTTCCCTCTGCTGTCATTAGCGTTGATTGAAACCTGTTCATCAAGTGCTACTTTTGCGGTGTGCGCACCCATTGTTCGTGTGGTATCGAACGCCATTTCCGTGTGCCCTGTTCTGATAAGAATGTCGCCCGGCTTCCATTCAACACTAGGGTCATAAAGTGTGAAACCTAAAAACCTTAAACAAGCCGCTTCTGTTCCTGTCCAGAATGGGTAAGATCTACCACCATTAGCCGCCTTAACATCAAAACCACCAGCTACTAAAGCGTACCATATAAAAGAAGAACAATCATAGTAGGTTATACCTTTTACAATTTGTTGATTTCTATATTGCTGTGAATAACCTACATTTTCAGCGGCACATGTTTCAACTGCCCAATTATAAGCTTGCTGAATTGACGCCATATCAGCCACCATATTTGTTGATAATAGGCAACAGGTCATTCACACAATTCTGGACGGTTTGAGCATCATATCCTGCTTTTGTAAGTTTTGTCTTTCTTTCTTTACCAGTGCCAAACTGCCCTGCGATAACCAAAAGCGCAACTGAAACAGTTTGCGGTAAATTGATAGCGGTAATGTCCATATTATCACTCCTTGTCAAGTCTGTCTGATATCTTAGTAAGAGCAATTGTGTTGTTGTTAAGTGCTTCACTAAGCTTGTCCATTTCTGCTTTGTGCTGTTCGTCAGATTTTACCAATCTCCAGAACAAAGCACCGCACATAACAATGGGAAAACCTAAGCTACCCACAAGCTGAATAATTGTGTTTGCGTCCATGTTAAAATCTCCTTTCTTTTTTATAATTATACCATTTTACTTGAAAAAAGTCAATATGTATGTTATAATAAAAGGAGAAAGGGTGTGTTTTTTTGGCTAGTGCATATTATGATGGGACTAAGATACTTAGTATGTTGGACATAAATGGGAACAAACCAGAACTATATCTTATTACAAGTAATAGATCTGGTGGTAAGACTACTTATTTTGGTAGATTGTGCGTAAATAGGTTCAAGGAGAAAGGTGAAAAGTTTGCGCTTATCTACCGTTATAACTATGAATTAGATGATTGCGCCGAAAAGTTCTTTAAGGACTTATCCACTTTGTTCTTTAATAATAGTGTAATGAGTAGCAAGAGAAAAGCTTCTGGAATTTTCCATGAATTATTTTTAGATGATGAGCCTTGCGGTTATGCTATTTCACTTAACAGTGCTGACCAGTTAAAGAAGTATTCACACTTATTTAGTGACGTTGAAAGAATGATTTTTGATGAGTTCCAGAGTGAAACCAACCATTATTGTTCAGATGAAATAAGAAAGTTCATTTCTGTTCACACAAGTGTGGCTAGGGGACAAGGAAAACAAAGCAGATATGTTCCTGTATTTATGTTAAGCAATCCCGTGTCTATTATTAATCCATATTTTGTAGAACTAGGTATCAGTGAACGGTTAAAAGATAATACAAAATTTTTAAGAGGTGATGGGTTTATTCTTGAACAAGGTTTCATTGAAACAGCTAGTAGGGCGCAAAAAGATAGTGGTTTTAATAAAGCGTTTTCTAGGAATAGCTATGTTGCTTATAGTAGTGAGTGTGTTTATCTTAATGATAACAAAGCTTTTATTGAAAAACCAAAAGGTGTTGGCAGATATTTATGCACTATTAAATACAAGGGGGTTGATTATGGAGTGCGTGAATACGCTGACGCAGGTGTTATTTACATTGACGATAGAAGTGATAATACTTTTAGACTTAAAATAACTGTCACTACTGATGACCATGAAATTAACTATGTAATGCTAAAAAGAAATGACATTTTTCTTGCAACACTTAGATTTTACTTTGAAAAAGGTTGCTTTAGGTTTAAAGATATAAGATGTAAAGAAGCACTACTAAAAAGTTTAAGTTATTAAGGTATCTGCTTTTGTAATACTTAATGTGAAGATGTGGAACGCACAGGTGAAAGATACTGCCACAATTCATGTCGGTAGCGTACCGCATTAAGTACCCAAAAGTTACAGATATAAATTAAAAAGCTGATAGAATTATTCTATCAGCTTTTTTGTATTAATTTTCAATCAATATTATATCACCATCACTATCAACTCTTACAGCTGTTATTTGCTTAAGCACTTTGACACCATTATGCCGCCTTTTATCTAAGAAAAATACTTCATTTCTGATATTAGTTTTTTCACAGTCAATAGCTTTTTCTAATGTGTTATATAATTCTTCTATAGTCATACTCATAATCTCACCTCATTTTATATGGCGTTTCAACTAACAATATTCCACCTCTTATTCTTTTTGGTCTTAATTTTCCCGGTACACACAATCCTATAGTAAAATCATCTAATTTTCTAGTTGTTTTTAAAAACTCTTTTTCTTCATCTGTATAATTTTCATCATCTTCTTTTGGTCTAAATCCTTGCATTGATAATTCAAATAAATTTTTACATTTTTTAGGCATACCAGCGCATTTTATATTGAAATAAGGTTTTTCAATGTCTTGTAAATTCTCTTTAACAATATGCTCAATATATGTTTTTTGTCTGGTAAAAATGCCTACATCCCAGCAACTTTCTGGTTTCCAGCAACAAAAATTTTTATCATGTATAGTTACACCTTTTACCTTATCCCACGGTAAGTCGCAATGAATACTATCAGTATCAGCATATATAAAACCAGATTTATTTTTACCATAATAATTTTTCTGTGCCGCTCTTATGGTAAAATTTCTTGCATAACTTGTAATCGCAGAACCTACTGGTATGTAACCAGGTTTTTTACTGTTCTCTATACAAGCCATAAATCCAATAGAGTAATCTTCTTTTATATATGCTACTTTAAATGAACTGTCTGTACTACTTGCCATTTTACCGTATAAATTATTTAAAAATAATTTTGCTAATTCTCGTAACGCCCCCTTATTATTCATTTTCATGGTTTTATACTTTTCCATGTATTCATCAAATAAACCTATTTCTGAATAAAACCAACAGCCATCTAAGATCTCAAAATCTACTAATTCATAGTGTTCTTTTAATAATTGATAATCAGTCATTGTTAGCACCATTTCTACTCTTGTATCTTTAACATTTCCATTAAAATCAATGTAAAATGGTGAATACAAACCTGTTTCTTCATTGTATACATCTGTTGTTTCAAGACATTCAGTTCCTTTGTATAAATGGCTAGATTTTATTTGTATAAATGGTAACATATCTTTTTTAATATAAAATCTGGTTTTTATTCTAACAAAATAATATCTATGTGGTTTAATTGCTTCATCTGGTATTATATTTCCTTTCCACATATGAGGTGTTCCAACAGGGTAATAATTTCCGCTTTCACTACTCATCATAGATGGATATAATGAATTAACATCAAATGTACAACCATTTTTATAAATTTTTCCCTCTTTTCCTTTTGCTAAATAACACCAACCTCCCCTATATGACTTTCTGATGTATTCACCAATATTTTCAAAACCATATACAGATTTATCTAAAGAAGTTTCATACAAATTTGGAAAAAACATGTTATAATCATCTTTACCAACAGTTCTTTTATATTCTTTCAAACAACAAGAACCTATGGTTAAATCTGTGTGCCCCTCATTAAACATTATTTCTAAGGCTTCTTTTACAACAAGTACATCATTGGCAATGTATTTCTTTTCATCATCTGTTATGTCACAACCAGCATATCTAAAACCAGTATATTCCATATCAAGTTTTTTATGCTTAGTACCAAAACTTTCTCCTATTCTTTTAACACTAAAAGGTAACAATTTTAAGCTGTCCCTTATCTCAATAAAATGGCCACCTACTTTAATTATTATGGTGTACCATTGTCCTCTATCTGATACACTATATTTGAACGTGTTATTTTTCATTTCTTTCTCTTGCAACCACCTTATTTTAAAGGGATTTTCTGCGTCTAATTGTTCACAGGCTTGTTTGAAACCTAAATCAACCATTAAATAAGATAACCAAAATGCGCCATCAAATTTTAAATTATGGTAATACACTATAATATTTTGTTTTAATGATTTAAAATAATCAAATTGATCACTTATGCTATGAAAAATGTTTACATCTTCTGTAAATAATTCTACACTAGCACTTGCCCATACTTCTGTGTTTACCTGTTCTTTATACACTGTAGTTTCAAAGTCGCCCATGAAATACCTATATTGCTTTACTTTCATTTAATCAGGAAGTTCCCAGTCTTCTTCATATTCAATAGCTTCCATTATGTCTTTTTTATTACCAGTAGACGCACCAGGCAAAAATTCAAGCATTTCAGAAAGTCTATCTAACAGTATATCTTCTCTGTACGCTACAGAATAATCAACACCTAAGCCATGTGCGGCGGCATTTTCTAACATTTCTGCCACATCTTCTAATGAATAATCATTAATTAATCTGTTTAACCAATGACTAACAATCGGCTGTGCAACCTCTGGAAACCTTGCTAAATCAGCTTTGAAATTAGATATTATTATTTCTGCACCACTTGGAAACATTTCATATGATGGTGTATAATATTCAGATCCCCCTGACTTAGCATTAAATCTTTTTTCTTTTCTTGTTTTTGCCGCTTTTTTAGCTGATATACTGCGCTCTATTTTTCTAGCAACATCACCAGCTATTAGTTCACCTGTTTCAAAATCTAATTTTTCAGATTTAGAATAAATTTCTGTAGGTGTTATCTGCTTTAATTTTTCAACAGTTTTTCGTGTTACACGTTTCGGTTTTTTTGGTATAATGTTATCAGGTATAATGTACCCACGTTTTTCTGCTCTCCTTACAGCTTGTTTTAAACGCTTGACCTGTTTATTATACTCAATTTGTAGGGGTGTAGGTTTTTTTCTTTTTGCCATCTGTGAAACCTCCTATAAGGAAAAATAAAAGCCCGTCCCACCTATAAAAGGGGGCGGGCTTGTTGCAATTAAATTACAGAGCAAGTAAGAAACTGTTTACCTTTAAAGTTCTTGCTGTCAAGTTTGTAACACTTTAACTGCCAATCTTCATCGTCGCCATCTTCTGTCATTTCGTCCCAAATATCAGAGAATGCTGACCAAAATGCTTCTGAACCTGTAACGTATTTAATCCCATTCGTGTCTACGATTAAGTATACTGGATAATCAACGTTGTCGGATTTTTCATTATGCACCATTAACATAACCCAAAAATCTGGTTTAATGATAATAGGATCGTCATTAATAACCTCGTCTAATTTAAGTGCATCACCAGTGTCCTTAAGCATTACCTTTTCTTTTTTCCTTAATTCCTTACTAGCTTCTGAAATTTTTACTGAATATCCTGCCATTATTTCTTTCTCCTTTTCTTATTGATTTTTAATGTGCGTCTTTTACGGGTAAAACTCTTGGTGGTAAAACATCTGCCTGTTCAATGAACTTCTGCTCGGTCATACCATAGAGTGTTTCCTTTTCCTTGTAATCAACAATTGTTACGCACTTTTCAATATCAGTATCAATTACCTTTTTAGCTGCTTTTTCAACAGCTTTGTTGTCCTTAAATGTTCCAGATAAAATAATGCTCTTGTTGAAAGGTTCGGAGGTTTCAATGTTTAAACATAATGCATTAACCTCTGTTGCTACTACTGTTCGTGTTACCATACGTTCCCTTGCCATAATTTAGACTCCTTTTCTTTTTTATTTGCCGCATTATTGCGGAAATGGTAGGACAGGAATTGCACCACATCTACACTTTTCTACCATAATTCTATTTTAACAATTTTCACAGTATCGTTATGAATTAATTCACGCAATTTAATGTCGCTATATATGCGTGGTTTATCAATGTAAACTACCATTGTGACTGTAGGGCTAATATATTTGTATTTACCAAGAACCAGTGTGTGACAAAATTCTGCACCAGCACCAACAAACTGTTCAAACAACTCCTTTAACACTTTATCACCTCTTTCACTTAGGAGGTGGGAGGACTTTCACCTCCCTGTTTTTTCAAGATGGCTTGTTCTGTTTTCTTACTACTCTTATATAATAGCAAAGATATATGAACAAATTATGAACAAAATGTAAACATTATTTAAAGAAAATGCTGTTGATTTTGTTGCGGTATTCTTTACTGATTTCATCAGCTAATGTGTCTGAACACATCCCATTTAACAACAACTCTGACACACCTTTAATGATACTATGGTAAACATAACTTCCGTTTATAATGTCTACAGAAATAATATCATAATTTATAACGTGAACCTTTACAACTCCCTTTAATCTGTTTTTTAGTAATCTTTGAACGTTTTCGGCTACAATTCTAACCATGTTTTTTCACTCCTTATAGTTTTATTTTTGATAGTAAAGCCACACACTAACGTGGCGGCATTACTTTTGCGTACTTAATAAATTCTGACTCCGGCATACCATACAAGGTTTCTTCCTGTCGTGTATTTTTAATTGCTACACATTTCCACATAGAATTTCCCTGTTGCTCGTCCATCATAACCTGCGCATTATTAAGCATGGTCTTTTCATCCTTAATCATATTTTGCCCCAAAGGAAAATACTTTGTGCCTACCTCTGCGGTTTCAATATTAATAACTAATACCTCAACAGTTGTTGTCATAACAGTGCGTGTTACCATTCTTTCTCTTGCCATAATTTTTTCTCCTTTTCTTGTTTTATAATCTCACACTTGTTGTGTGGAAAAGGTAGGGTGAGGTTTGAACTCACCTAACCGCCTGTCGGGCTACCGTTTTAACCATACTAAATATGAATTATCCTTTGTTTCTACACGCATACACGGCTCATTGTTTTTTATTAATAACCATGAGGCAGTAAAGCCAAATGTGTTGGCGTTGCCTATGCCAAAGTCAGACCTATTTTCATCATTGACATATTCATTCCAGCACCAGTCATATGCGTTCTGCTTTGCTGATGACCAGCTATCATAAATGTCTTCTAAACTGGATAAATAACATTTACATCCCATGTTAAAAATTTCTTTACCCCTCTTTGTACTATACTTGTATTCTCTCATTTTTCTTTCTCCTTTCCTTTCTTTGTACCTTT